AAGAAACTGCCCAAACATTCATGCGGGAAGGCCGCCCTGCTCCTGAACCCCTTCAGGACAAAGGCGTTCGCCCCGGCGATGTCTCAATGGGCCTCGAAATCAAGACTCCCCAACCCGGAGCAGGTTTCAAAGAATGGGCCTTGAAGGGCTTCGATAAAGATGGCGGAGCTAAGTCCGGCCCAGTCGCCCCAGATAACCACGATGTCAAGCCGGGTCAGCCTGCTGATGTCAAGGCCACAATTCCAGCAATAGTCAAAAATCAATAAAAGGAAAATAAAATGCCACGTCAAGATGATGGCGGAGTTGCTCAGAAACTCGCTGCTGCCAAAAAGGTTCTTACAAAAGCTAACGCTTTCCAATCTTCCGTTGCGGCTCAAACAACTCAGTTAACGGGCCACGACATCGGCGTTACTTTCGCGCAAGAACATGGCAAAGACCATCAGGGTTCTGCACCTGTGCCGATTGCTGCTCCTAGTATGTTTCCACAAGCTCAAACCAATCAAGAAGCGGAATCCATTCGTAGTGGACTTGCTTGGCGAGCACAACAGATAAAAGAAAATCCCGAATTGGATTATAATAAATAAGGAAAACAAAATGAGTTCATTTGAAGACGCAGTTGCCCATGCAAGACAGCAAAGTAACACAGCCTCGCCCAGTCCCGCGACTCGCGGCACTCTAGGTAGAGCACCCGGTCCCGGTCAGCGCAGCGATGCCAGTGGGAGCTTCCAATCTGCCCACAGCAACACCGCTGTCCCAGCGGGTCGAATCGTCCCTCAGCACCCAGACGCCTCCGGTGGCGGACTCGGCATGAGCGGCGAACTGGGTGGAGTTGACGTCCAAGACTATGCTCCTGGTGGCGAGTTCCAAGCTGCCAACGACGCCTCGTGCGTTGATGCCCACGACTGCGCCAACATTTGGCCCGATGCCCAAGGTGGCAAGAGTTAATGGCGAAGTTTAGTATCTACAGCCTGACCTTACCATTCTACAAGTGTCCTTTAGATGTGCGAGTAAGTCTATGTAGAAGCTGTCTCAAGGCTAGACTCAAGGATTGGCCCCATTGGAAGCTCGTAAGGAATTGCGGTTCCAAGTACGCCTATAAATGTGCCGACTGCTGCCGCCAGGATTTATCCTTGCTGCAAGACGGTTGGATGGGAGATAAATGAAATACCATTGGAACTCCAAATGTCTCTGTCACACAGACGATACTAATCGTGCTGATTACTTGACAGGAGACCTCTTCACATCCTTTAGTCAAGATGTCCGCGCAAAATGCACCAAATGCGGATTTATTCGAGACGAGCATTTTCAAAAGAAAGTGGACGGTGAGTGGAACTTCCTCTGCCCAACCTTCACGGGAAATCCCGCTAGATTTCCAGCGGGTCAATAAGGAGAGTATTATGAGTTGGAGGGATTGGTTCAAACAACCCACGAAAGTGGTTGTGCAATACAAGCTTGTTGAGGTGAAAGCCCCAAGGACCCCATTGCGGTGGGATGCTTCCACTAAAGAAGCCGTTTCCACCCTACAAAGTCATCCGGGCTTCCTCGCCCTATGCGAGCGCCTCGCTCTACAACGCGCCCGACTTGAAACTCAACTTAGCCACGATGTCCACAAAGACTTGCGTGAGGTTGACATGCTGCAAGCTGGAATTTACTGGTGCTCGTGGTTGCAGGAGCAAATTGAAAAAGCCACCGTCAAAGGGTCCACTAAGACCTTCGACGCGATGGAAGATGAACTTGCCGCTTTCCGCGAGATAGACTCTTCTATAGAACGAGTCTGTGAAGTTCCAAAAGTTTAATCCGACACAATCGGATAATGTAGTAAAATTCAAAGCGCCACAAGCGCGGAGATGATATGTCTGAACTCGATAATGTAGCCCCCGGTGGAGTAGTTCAATTACAGAATGCCCCAGCGGGTCTCGACGATGCGACGTTTGATTCTTTGTTCCCATCGAATCCACCGCCGATAGTAACGCAGCCTCCACAACAGACTGCACCAAAGCCAGATGGGAACCAAGCACCTCCAGCAACTCAACAGACACCGCCCCCTGCTGCACAACAGCCACCCGCGAGTGAGCCGTTCATAAAAGCGAATAGCTCAGTCTATAAAACTGCTGAAGATGCAGTAAAGGGCATCAATGAAAAAGATGCTCTTATCGACCAGTTGCGAACGCGATATGCTCTTACGACTGGCATTGACCCGGTAACGGGCAAGCCACTAGTGCCGCAGGGACAAGTTGCCGAACTGGATTACACTCAGAATCCCAAGCAATACCTTGAGGATTTGTACGCAGCCGCTTCCAAGAATGACCCCGCAGCCTATGCGGGCGTTCAACAGAAGTTGGTTATGGATACCTTAAAGCCCGTTCAGCCGATTATTGCTCAGACGGTCAAGGCCCAAGCCATTCAAGCTGTGTCAAGTGAAAATCCAGAAGTTGGAAAATTTGTAAGTTCTGCTGCGCTTCAGACGACTCTTGAAGCCAATCCTGACCTAAAGACTGCTATCACGACTGCTGAAAACGATTCTCGTTTTTACTCTCGTTTGCCGGGGCTATATAAGCTAGCCTACTTCGCAAACCAAGGAATGCAACTGCCCGAACTTCTGAAGGCGAAAAATCCGCCTCCAGCAAACTCTCAAACCACCCAACCAGCACAAGTGCGAACAACCACTCCTCAAACTACCCTTGCTCCGGGTCAAGTTGCTGCGAGACCTTCCTTCAACACAATTGCAGGAATCAAAGCAACGATTGCCGAGATGGAAGGTAAAGGCGTCAAGTTAGACTTTTAAGGGTTGGGTTCAAGGATGAACCTAAATGTTCACTAAGTATCTTCTTTCCCTCGTCGGGATTCTGCTCGGCCTTGGTGATGATGTTGTAACTGTCATTACTGGTGGCACTGGCGTTCCCGGTCCGGCTGGCTCGCTTGCTAGCGACCAACAGACGTATTTCTCCGCTAAACTACTGGAACTTGCAGTCTTGATGACTGTTCTTGACCAGTGGGGAGATAAGGACCCACTTCCGTCCAATAGTTCCAAAACGATTCAGTTCAACCGCTTGGAAAAGCTTTCTACCACGACTTCTCCGACTCAGTTGACTGAAGGCCTGTCTCCTGACGCCATTGGTCTCACGATGAGTCAGTATCAGGCAGTTGCGGAACAGTATGGTATCATTCTGCGTTTGTCTGACCTCGCAGAACTGACTTCCAAGCATGACGTTGTGGGACGCGCACTTTATGTGCTCGGTCTGCACGCGGCTGAAACCTATGACATCCTCATCTTCAACGTCTTGTCCAGTGCCTCGAACGTGTACTATCCTAATGGCAAGACTTCCAATGCTACGACCACTGCCAGTGATAAACTCGGCTATGTGGACCTCACTGCTCTGCACGCGAACCTAATGGACCAGGGCGCTCGCCCGTTCGATGATGGGGATTATGTCCTCGTTGTTGCTCCACAAGTCCATGCTTCGATGTTGCAGGACCCTGACTTCAAGGCTTCCAACCAGTTTGGCAACCCAGCCCGCATTTGGCGCGGTGAAGTTGGCGAACTGTCTGGTTTCAGGATTGTCAAGACGAACGCTCCCGGTTTCGCGGCTGTTACACAGTCCGTTTCCGGTTATTCCAAGAAACTCTATTATAGCTTCGCTATTGGCCGTAATGCTTATCAAATTTCCGACCTCCAGAACCTCCGCGTGTATGCGGCTGCTCCTGGTGGACAGACGGATACCTTGCAACAGACCCGTAAGATTGGTTATAAATTCGCTTTCAAAGCGATTATCACCAATCAAAACTGGATTGAGGCTTGCATTTCCGCCGGACAGAATTCTACTAACGCGTAATAACAATTAACCGATTGGGCGGAGCACTAACCCTCCGCCCTTTCGCATAATCCCCACAAGGGATAAAAGGTGAATCAAATGGCCGACACAATCGGTAAAGTAGCAGTGGTACCAAAAGCAGAAGTTGACAAATCCACTTGGGAATGGGTGACTGTTCCTGCAACAGATTTGTTTGGAGATGCCCATACTGGAGTCTCTATTAATTTTGAGAAGTTCACTCCTGAATTGGACGCAGAGGGACAGCCAACTGGCAATGAAGGAAAGTATTTCATTGACCCCGTAAAGGCTGGAACAGTTCGCAAATTGCTTGCTCAATATCACCAAGCACAGATGCGAATCATGCAACGCCAGCCTGACTTGGCTATGGCAAAAGTTATGAACCGTGGCAGCAAACTTGGTGCCCCGGTCCATGCTGACAAATTCTAAGGATTCAATATGGACCTCAAACTCTTTAGAATGCTAAATAAAAAGGGACATCATCAATTAATTCCTAAAGTACATTTTTTCCATATTACAGTTCCACAGGATGTTCTATTAGCTAAAGACTCTAGGTTTAAAGCTAACTTTTATCTCTTT